GTACCAGATCGGCGATGCCCACTCGATCCAGTCCTCGTTGGTGACCTCGCCGGCCGCCACCTCGTGCGTGATCGGGACTGCGTTGTCTCCCGGCTTCCTGAAAATCAGCAGGTAGTCGGCCAGCGCCGGCCGGATGCCTGCGGAGTCGCGGTTCTTGCTCACGAACATCAGCGAGTGCGCCTTGGTCCGGGTGGCCTGCGACTGCGGGTTCTTCCAGATCGTCACCTCACCGTGGAAGTTCCACCCTCCGTCCTGGAATGCGCGGATGACCTCGCCCCGGAAGTCGGTCAGGCCGATAAAGCCTTCCGTGTTCTTGCGCGTCGTGAGTTGCTGAACGTGGACGCACGCGATCCGGCCCGGCTTGGTGACCCGCAGCTGCTCGCGGATGATGAAGCCGTAATGCTCCAGGAACTCGACGCGGGTTGAGCAGTTTCCGAGGTCGCGGAGCGAAGGTGAATAAACGAACAAGCTCGCGAATGGTGGACTGCAAATCGACAGGTCTATCGAGTTGTCGGCCAGCTCGGCCAGCCGCTCGCAGCTATCGCCGAGCATGAGCCGCCAAAGCTCACCCTTGGCCTCGTCGGTGATGTAAGCCTCGTCAGTGGCGTAAGTCATGGTGTCATCCTCAGTTCTCCAGCGGCCTGCATCTCGCGGACCAGTTCTCCGGTCATCTGCTCGGCCTGCTTTTCCTTGCGGGCCACGTTCTCCGCTATGCGCCCCTCCAGTTCGGACAGGACAACGTGCACGTCCACGCGCCGGGTCTGCCCGTATCGGTGGCACCTGCGGATTGCCTGATAGAAGGATTCCCACGAGTCGCTAAGCCCGCAGAACGCCATCCGGGCGCAGTGCGGCCAGTTCATGCCAAACGAGCAGATCGCCGGCTTGCTGACCAAGACGCGAATCTTCCGGTCGGCGAAACCAAGCAGTGCATCCGCCTTTTCCTCCGGGCTCATCGACCCGTGCACGTTGACCGCGCCGGGAATGAGCTTGGCGAGCATGTCGGCCTCGGCGTTCAGCCCGCACCAGATCACCCACGGCTCATCCGGCTCAGCGCTTACAAGTCTCGCCGTCTCCGCGCACCTGGCCTCAAGCGTGGCCTTGCGGATCGCGGCCCGGCCGCCGACCCCGCCCAGGTCGGTGGCGAACAGTTGGCCATCGGGCGTCACGTCCACCGGCAGAAGGTGAGGGATTACCTCGTATCCGGGCAGGATGTACCCGGTGTCATCGCCGCCGATGTCGGACGGCCTGCGGATCGCGACCGCCCACGTGGCCATCCACCGGAACATCGGCTTCCGCGCGTGGCCTTTCAGCCGCCATCCCTCGTCGTCGTGCACGAAGTAAGCGGCCAGCATCTCCACGCGGGGCATTATGCCCAGGAACTCGGCCTGGTTCGTCAGTTCCTCGTTGTCGTTAGGTGCCGGCGTCGCAGTGTAGGTGAAACGGCGCTTCACATCGGCGAAGTGGCCGATCAGCATCGTCCGGGTAGCCCCGTCCGACTGCTTGAGTATCGACGCCTCGTCCAGTGCCACCACGTCGAAACCGGCCGGGTCGAAATGCTCGGCCATCTCGTAGTTGGTGATCCAGATACCGGGCCCGTCCGTGTCCGTGTCCGACCGGACATACCGCATGACGACGCCGAGTTTCGCGGCTTCGCGGACGGTCTGCGCGCACACCGCGAGCGGGGCCACGATCAGGCCGCGGTCACCGGAAAGCCGGACCGTCTCGATCTGGAGAAACGTTTTCCCGAGACCCGTATCCGCCCAGATCGCGGCTCGGCCGAGCCGCACCGACCACGCCGCGATCCGCTTCTGCCACGGATGCAGCATCGGGTTTATGTCCGCCTCGTCCACGGCCCGGCCTGCGGGCTGGACCTGACGCTGCTTGGCGGCCAGAAACTCCGCGTACGTGCCCATCAGGTCCCTTCCCCGTCACTGCCGGCCGTCGTCAGGTCATCCGGCGCGCACGTCGGGTGATACCGGAGCCCTGCGGCGTAAGCGCCGGCGTCCATCGGCCACCCGCACGAGGCGGCGCATGGCGGGCCGTCACGCTCAGCGGGGGTCATCACGCGACCTTCCCCGGCAGGCACCCGGGGTGAGCGCCGCCCGGTGTCTCCAGGACCGCCAGTTTCCCGGAGATGGCGGCCATCAGGTCACCGTGCCCGAACCGGCCGCACAAGGCCAGCAGGGTAATCGTCACGTCGGCTGACTCGGCGAGCACCGTCCCGGCGCGCTCGGGATGCGACTTGTCCCGCCCGCCGGCGAGGATCGCGTCTGCTACCTCGCCGAGCTCGGCCATGGACTTCAGGGCGATGTCCTCGGGGGTGCACTCCGGGAACCGGGCGGCATGCCATGCGGCAGCGCGGTCCTGAAGCGATCCCGCGCCGGGCCGGGTCACGGGGTCACCGCCGGATCTGTAGGCGCGTGGGCGGCGTCGCACAGCGACTGCATGCGGCGCGCGGACACGCGCAGGGCCCTGGCCAGGGACACGACGGTCTCAGGCTTGGCTTTCTCGGTGCCGGAGCAGATCCGGCTGATGGTGGACGGGGATACGCCTGCCATGAGGGCGGCGGCATCCATGCGGATACCCCGCTCCGTGAGCAGGTCGCGCAATGTCTGCTGAGCCATAAGGGGCACTCTAGCGCATCACGCCGTGTTGCGCGCAACGCCACGGCGGCTTAGCCACGGGACTCGAACCCCGGCATCTTCAGGCTGCGGCCCTGAAAGCTCCCGGCGGCTAACCGCCGGCTCGGTTATCTTGCTCACCGGTTCCTCCTTCGTGCCTCACGCTCGGCGCAGGCTAGCGCCGTGTCCTGGCGCTGATGGTTGTGGGGGCACTGCCAACCCGGAAGCGTCCCGTGATACGAGGGACCGCGGCGGGGCCTGGAGCGCCAGAGCGTCCCGGACAGGTACAGGGGACCGGGCAGCGGGACCGACCAGCCCAGCCTCACGACCGCCGCCCGGCCAGGGCCAGGAACAGCACCAGCGCCACGACCGCGGTGATGACAGCGGCGACCATGGAGCCGGTCACGCCCCACACCGCCCAGCCCGCGCCGCAGGGGATGACGTAGGACAGGAACCAGTTGCCTGCGTAACTCTGGCGGTGACCGTTCATGGGGGGTGCTCCCGTTCTAGCGGCGCGGCGGGCCTTGGTGGTCCCCTCGCTGCCTTACGTCTCCACACTACCATAACGTGTACATGATGTGGTACAGTCAGGGTGTGAGCAAAACAGAGGAGAAGACCATGATGGCCACCGTCAGGATCAACACCAGCGACACCGCCTGGATCGAGCGGCGCGGCCAGGGTGAGCCAGTCGCCTACGGCACCGACATCAAGGGCGTCATGTACTTCGGGACCGAGGTCGAAGTCGCCGGCGTGCAGCACGTCCAGTTCGCCGGCGCGAAGATGATCCGGTTTGACCTCGGTGCCGACGCGCCGGCGGATCACAACCGGAACGCCATGTATCCCGGCACGTACCTGGTGTCGGAATGAGCAAGGCCGACCTGCACGTCAAGATGGAATCCAACCTCGTAGACGCGATCCGCCGCTACGCCGAGGGCAACGGGCTTAACTTCACCGGCGCACTCAGCACCCTCGCCGCCCAGGGCCTGCGCGCCCAGGGCATCACCCTCGACCGCACAGCGGCACCCGCCGGAACTAAGGGAGCCTGACATGGGACACCGCGAAGTAAGGCCCGTCGCACTCGGCTGGGAGCACCCGCGCGAGCCGGGCACCCGCTCGGACGGCTCGCCTCGCTACCGGCCGCTGTACTCCCGGGCGGATCTGCTCCGCCATCTGGAGTTCAACGCGGACTGCCCGCTCGACGAGCTCATCGACATCGACAAGGCCGAGTACATGCCCGAGATGCGCGAGGGCACGCCGTTCGGCTACCGGCTGTATGAGACGACCAGCGAGGGCACTCCGGTATCGCCGGTCTTCCCGTCGCTGCCAGAACTGGCCGGCTGGTGCGAGGACGGGGCAGCCGTGTTCGCCGGCCACAAGTGGACACGGGATCAGTGGCTCGCCTCATTCGAGGACGGATCGCTCGACACCGGCAGCCTTATGGTGGCGGATGCCGCCGGCTTCCATCCTGCCGGAACTAGAGACGGAGCCTGAAATGGGCCTGCTGAGGAAAGCCCTCCACATAACCACCGTGGGCGTGATCGCGCCCAATTCCACGAAGCAGCGGGTAGCGAAGCAGACCCTCGTGGCCATCCAGGGCGGATCGCCCGCCCAGGTGCGACGCGCCGGCGGCCGGTACGAGCACGGTCCCGCCGCGGCTATCGAGAACGCCCGGGTTGCCCGTGAGCGTGCCGCTCAGGCTCAGGCTCAGCACAACCCCTCGCTACGGCTACCAGATGCGCGGGGACGCGATGCGGCTGGCTGAGAACGAGCAGGCGATAGCGGACACGGACGCTCTGCTGGCCGCTGTAGCGGAGCAGCGGGGCAAGTCCGCGGAGGGCCTCGCGAGCTGGCGGCGCGAGCACCCGGACGCGCAATGACAGCCCTGCCGCCCGTCTACGAGTACGTCACGGTGCACCTGTGCCGCCGCCCGGGCCGCCGCCAAACGCTCCCAGGCGGCCCGGGGCGGCGACCCCGCCGCGGCGTAGCGCGGTGCGGACCTGCCTCGCGGGACAGCAGGGCGGTACGCTAACGGGAGATGCGCGTGAGACTGGAGCCGCGCCCTGGGAGCGGAGCGGGGGTGATGCCAAGTCATGGTCGATACACACTCTGCTAGAATCCTCGCCTTCCCTGATATTGCGCCAAAGGGTTCCCGTAGCGTCGGCGGGAAACGGGGCTTGATGGGGCCAGAAATCGGAACCTCATTCGATATAGGACAGAGATTGTTCGCCTACTACTTATGGAGAAGGCGATGTGTTCGATTATGGCTTACCACCTGCGAGACGACGGCGCGTGATTACAAAATCATGCTGGCTCGTAACGGAATGTGTGCGGCCATAGAGCAGGTGCTCACCCTCCCGATCCGCGGGGCGCCCTACACAATCGACCCCGCGGGCGGCGACAAGGGCGAAGCTGAGTTCGTGCAGTCTGTGCTCATGACCAGCGACGAGTCGGGCGGCATGAAAACGCCCATCTCAGAGTTGGTCGGACAGATCACGGCCGGCCAGATATTCCGTAGATCTTTTTTCGAAAAAGTGTGGCGGATCAGGGAATCCGACGGGAAAATAATCTACGACAAAGTCGCGTACCGCCCCCCCGCCACCTGCCAGGCCCGCTACAACGACCGCACTGGCGAGAGCAACGGGTTCCGGCAGCAGGTCTGGCTTTTCGGCGGGAACCTGCAGATAAGCAACAAGCAGAAAGTCCCCGGCTACGTCGACATCCCCAAGGTCCGCTCGTACATCTACACGCATGGCAAGCACCGCGAACCGCTCACCGGCATCAGCGAGATGGAAGTGAGCCGGCAGTGCTACGAGACCATGGCGAAGCTCCAATTCCTATGGCTTTCGTTCCTGGAGGGCATGGCCATGCAGCGCCTGGTCGTCTACGGCAACGACCAGCCCGAAGCCACGGCCCGAGCCGACGACATCGCGCAATTGCGCGGCTCCGGCATTGTCGGCCTGGTCCACCCCGTCGAGGGCCAGAAGACATTCGAGGCCCTGCCCTCCGCAGCCGACGCAGGCGCCCAGTTCGCGGCCTGCATGACCTTTCTAGAGAACTGGGCAGCCAGCTCCGTCCTCGCCGGCTTCCTCCAGCTCTCCGGCGCGGCAGTCCGCGGCACCCGTGCGGGCGGCGGTGCGTCGGCTGGCTCGTACGGCATGTCCGAGGACCAGTCCTCCTACTACCTGGCGTCCCGTGAGGCCGTAGCGACGGAGATAGCCGACTCCATCTCCCATGACCTGATCCGGCCCTTGGTGATGCTGAATTTCGGTGCGGACGCGGCGTTCCCGCAGTGGAAGTTCGGGCCGCTGCAAGAGGCCATGACCGCAGTCCTGTTCTCGATGTTCGGCACCATGGCCGCCGCGCCCAAGCTCAACGTTCCCCTGGCTTTCATCGACCTTCTGACGGAGCGGATGGCTGTCATCCTGGACCTGGACGAAGGCCAGATCCACGAGGCGCTGGTGTCGACGGCGAGCCAGCGGGCGGAAGCGCTCGCGGGTAACCCGCCGCCGGGGATGCCGCCGGAAGCCGCCGCGGGACTCGGGGCGCTGCAGGGCATAGCTCAGGCGGGGACGGGGATAGCTCAGGCCGCGGCGGCTCAGGGGCGGGGCCCGCAGCCGGGGAAGGTGCCGTCCGCGCCCGCGTTCCCGTCACCGCCGGGCCCGCCGTCACCGCCGCCGGGTAAGCCTCCGATGGCGGGGCCGCTGGCTGCGGCGGCGGGACCGTGAGCGAGCGGGACGTGACTCCCGGTATCATCGCCGCACGCACCTGACGGGAACCGGGGGGATCGAGTGAGCGACGAGAGCCTGATAGCCGCGCTGGACAAGCTGACCAGGTGGCGGTCGACACCGGACGGGCTGTCCATGAAGCTGCCGGAGGCCGCCGAAACGATGCGGAAGCTGGGTTTCCCGCCGTGACCCCGGCGGTGATCACGTCTCTGTGCACGGGGATCGTCGGCGTGCTGACGGCGGTGGTGGCGCTCGTTCACTCCCTCACCCAAGCCGGCATCCTCAAGGCTCACCTCGCCGCTGTGGCGGAGTCCACCCCGCCCGCTAGCCCGCCCTCGCCGATGCCGCCCATGGCCGGGGGTGCGGGACCTTGACCGGCACCGGCGGGGAGGTCCGGAAGCCGTTCACCGACGATATCGGCGGCGGGTGGTGCGAGCTCGTGATCCCCCCGGGCGGGAAGGTGTACCCGCAGGCGGGCGAGGCGAAGATCGGGATAGGCCATCCCCGGTGCGATGTGGTCGCGGACCTGGCGATTGAGCTGGACGCGTTCTTCTGCCCGGAGTGCAAGCGGAACGGGCGGGTGAGCGGCGCGTGGTGCGCTGAGGTGATCGAGGCGGCCGGTATATCCGCTGGCATTAAACCGGCGGGTGCGTCGTGAGCTGCGACCCGGGTCATGCGGAGCGGCGGGCGAAGCTGATTGCTGAGCACGGCAAGCCGCGCCACGTGGACGAGGCTGCCGCTCTGCGGCTGATCGGCGAGCGGGACCAGGTGCACCCGCATGACGTGGCGGCGTTCGCCTACCAGGATCACCGCGCGGAGCAGGCGTGGGCGGCGTCGAACCTGAAGCATCACGGCCACCCGTCGCTCGGCTCCGCGATCGGCGGCGACGCGGTCATCGGCGTGCTCGACCTGCGGCCGGAATGCCTCCGTCACGGGTCCGTCCTGATATCCCCGCACCGGCCGGATCACTGGCTTCCGCCCCGCCGCCACGGCCAGGCCCGGCCGCGCTGCTCTCGCTGCCTTGATTCCGGTCATGTCTGCGAGGATCACCCTTACATCGCCTGGGAGGGCTGCGAGGACGCGGGATGCGGGGCTGCCGGGATGCCGTGCCCGTCCTGCTGCTCGCCTATCCCTGAGGGTGCCACGGTCTCGATCACGCTGGCGTTCACCCCGGACTGGCAGCGGACGCCGTGAGCGGGCATCCGACGATGGAGCAGGACGAGCGCCTTCTGCCGCCGGGTCACCGGGGGAAGTCGCGCAGATTCGCTCTTGCGGTCTCTTGGGCCATCATCGGCGGCTCAGGGGCGGGGCTGGCCAGCGGCTCCGTTCACGACGGAATCGGCTATGGCATCGTCCTGTTCACCGGCATCCTCATCGGGTTCTGCCTGCCGTGACCACACCGGCCCCGCCGCAGCGGTTCGAGGCGTCATGCAGCCGGACTGTGCAGGCGTGCGGCTGCGTGACCTGGATGGAGCTGCGGGACGGGGTATGGGTCAGGAGAGTATGGACCTGTCATCTCCATAACGGCCCGGAGCGGCCGTGACCATCCCCGCTCAGCAGCAGCCTCCCCCTCAGCAGCCCCCGCCGCGCAAGCCTCCTCGCCTGCCGCCCGGCTCGATACCGCCCGTCGTGGTCGACGCCATAGCTGTCACCCTCGCGGGGATGCTGCTGACCGCCCTGACCGCCGCCGCGATCGTCGCCGCGCTGATGTTCCGGTTCCGCCGTGCCCGCTCCGCCGTGCCGCACACGTTCTGGCAGGGGCTGCGGCGGGTCCTGGACCGGATCGTGCTCGCCCACCCGCCTGCTGTGACCGGGGTCATCGGGGCGGCGAGTGAGCAGGTGAGCAGGATGAACCTGGCCAGGCGGGCCGCGTTCGCTGTCGCGGCGGCGACCCGGGTGGCAGGGGCGATGGCGGAAGCCAGGGCGCAGGGTGAGGATGTGGATGCGGCGGCGGAAGCGCAGATCCTGAAGGAGTCGCGGTACTTTCAGCAGCATCTTGACGCGATGTGGGCCCGGGCGGCGGCGGCGGGTCAGATCGACCTGGAGGCGGCGGCCCACGGCAATCTGCTTGGCTGGCAATCCGTTCGTGGTGACGGCAGGACCACGGCCGAGTGTAAAGCCGCTGACGGCGGCAATTTCTACGTGGACGATCCGCCCGATATAGGGCTTCCGGGGATCGGCCCGCATTTTGGCTGCCGGTGTAAACCTGTTGCGCCCTGGCCGGGTGGGAGACTGTTGGCAGGAAGTGGCAAGAGACACGGGAGGGCCGCGTGATGGCTGAGCAGACCAACGGGACGGCGGCGGCGAAGGAATCCCCGGCACCGAAGAAGGGCGCGAACGAGCCGGCGGTGGCGGCAGACGACACGGAGACACCTGAGGTCGTGACCGCGCCTGTGCTGGTCGTAGCCCCGCCGGAGAAGGAGGCCCCGCCCCCGGCGAGCCCCGAATCCAAGGCGCCTGAGCCGTCCGCGAAGGTCAAGGTCATGATGGTCAACGCGAACCACGGAGCCCGGTTCCCGGGGGACATCGTCACGGTGGACGCGGAGTACGGCGCGCGGCTGATGGCCAACGGCGAAGCCTTCCCGGCCCCGTCATGAGCTGGCGCGAGACGGTCAGGTCCGCCGTCACCAGCCTGGGCATGCGATGGACCTACTGCCGGCGCCACGGCCACGGCAGCGCGGACGGCACCTACGGGCGCCCCTGCGTCGCCTGCGGGAAGACGGTGTACCCGCCCCGGCCCGGAGCTGACCGCCGTCCCGAGGTCACGGGCAACCGGTTATGGCGATCATCCCGGGTATCGAGATCGACGCTCAGGTCTCCATCGGCATCGTCCGGCCAGGTGACAAGCTTGTCATCGCAGTGGCCCGGCCGCTGGACATGGACGAACGCGACGAGATGCGCACCGAGACCGAGAGGGCGGTTCCCGGTGTCGAGGCCGTCATCATCCAGGCGGACGCGCTTGTGGTGTACCGGTCGTGATCTGGACATCGACTGGCCGCGAGGAGCGCATGGCGGAGCTGGACGCGATCCTGGCGCACCGCGCCGACC